GTTGTTCTTCTCATCGATCATGCTGCCACTGTACTGTACGCTGTTGTTATTCACAGGAGCGCCAGCCAGATTGAACAGGCCTTCCACAGCCGCAGCGTCACCAATCAGGCTCACGCCGCCCAGCCGCTTAAAGTAAGTCAGCTGATCATCCAGAGTTCCCTTCACGATACCAGTACCAGTGCCATAGAAAGGATTGGAATATCCAGAGTAGGCACCCAGTCCATCATGCATAACCTTCTCTACATACTTCAGCTTCAGCATGGTGAATTCCTTATTCGCATCACGAATCAGATCAGGCATGTTGATACGGCCCATACGGATATCCCAGATATTGATAGCCGGACGGCTCGCAATTTCGAAAGTATTGATAGAGAATTGACGATCAGTCACGTAGCTACGGGCAGTCGTCGCACCAGTCGCCTGGATGAACGCCTTAATGCCAGCAGTCTTCATGCGATACATAGGACGATCGCCAAGAGCCACATTGCGCACATCAGCAAAAGTCTCCATGAAGTTCAAGGAATTCTGCTGCAGTTCATTGATAGTGAACGCAATGATCTGTCCAATTTCGTGCTGATGCTGAGGAGACATATCCTGAGCCAGCTCGTTTACGATAGCGGAAGCTTCTTCGATCTTGTCGGAATCAACCCGCTCATTACGGACTTGCGCAGCCATCACTTTGATGAGCTTGCTGTCCTTATCGACTCTAATTTCAGCCATTGTCATTCACCTCCTTAACCAATAGTACCGTCAGCCTTCAGAGAGTACACAGTACCCACCGCAGGAGTTCCGGTTACACAGGTAGTGACAAACTCTTCGCCCAGCAGCAGAGCATGAGCCCGCATGAGCTCACCAACAGGCTGCGTGTAATTACGCTTGTCATATTCCTGATAGTCTTCCACATTGAATTGGAAACTGTTTTCAACTAAAAAATGCCGCTTGCCGATTTCCTGAACCTGGAACCGATAAGCAGTAACACCACCAAAGATATCCGTAACTTCCATGCACAGGAACTTAGCTCCAGTATCCGCCGCAGGCAGAACCAGCTTATCAGCATTGTTACCAGTGCCCTGATCCATAATCAGGCCATTCGGGATAGCATCGGCAGCACCATTCGCAAGAGTACCTTCATAGACATACCCTTGAAGCTTAGTCATATAGCCAGCCATAGCTAGTCATTCCTTTCAAAAAGATTTCTCAACTTAAGCACGCTCAAGCAGAGAGTAAGAAGTAACTTTAGTTTCTTTCTCAAGCAGAGAGTACTTACCCTGAGCGTTGAGATCTCCCATAAACGGGTTGATTTCAGCCGTAACTGCTTTTGCTTCAGCAACATGCTTCTGCTCTTTCAGTTCAGCAATTTCAGACTTAAGAGCACTAATTGCCTCAATCAGTTCAGCAATCGTTTGTTCTGTCGTCTTCTGTTCGGCAACCACTTCAGGTTGGTTGTCTGGAGTTTGTTCCTGTTGCTCATCGGAATTTTCCGCAGGTTCTTCAACCTGATTTTCTTTTGGTTCTTCCGTAGAAGTCGTTTCAACTTCTTCGATTGAAGGAAGATTACCGGAATCTTCTTCTTTAGCTGCAATTTCAGCTTCAGCAACATGAACACCGTCAGTAGTTTCTACTAAAGTACCTTCCTGAACATCACTGGACTCGGTAGAAATAGTCACAGCCTGACGAATTTCTTTGCCAGTATCTGTGTCATACGCAACCTGAACGTGTGTTTCATCATGGTACTCACGGGTAACAACTTCTGCGGTTTCTTCTTCAGCCTTTTCTTTCTTTTCTTTGCAGGCTGCGGTTTCTTCTGTTTCTTCTTCGGATTTCTCTTCGGAAGCTACAGTTTCAACCTTTTCTTCTTCAGCCAGTTCAGGCTGAGCGGCTTCGGTTTCAACAACTTCAGCCTTGTTTTCGACTTCTGCCATTTCCTCATCACCCTTTCTGGTATCATCTGCTTTCTGTGCCACTAATTCAAGAGCCACAGCTTCTTCGCAGGCGGGGTAAGACACAATGGCTGTGCCTTCCAAGTAATTGTTTTCAGACGCATCAATCAGAATCGTATCATCATCAAGTTCTTCATATTCTCCAACGGAAAGCTCAAAAGAAAACTTTAAAGCATTATCTGCAAACAATTCAGATATTGCTTTACTAAGTTTCTTATTGCGCTTAGGAATGCGAGCATATCCAATTAAGCAGCAACTGTCTCCATTGGTTTGTTTTTCGAACTTATAGAACGAACCAATCTGCGTAGAATGAAACTCGCCCGTTTTTGCGTCATACAGATGACCTAGGCGATTGTAATTGCCGTTAATTAACGCCTTTTTATCGGCGTATAACGGCAGGCCAACATACCGCGCCTCATTACCAACAATTTCATCAATGAAAGCCTCGGTAACTCGTGCTCCGTTAAGATTAGCCTCAGGAGCTTCGCAGATGCGAGCCTTCACAGTCATGAATACATCAGACTGTTCAATTGCGGAGATGACAGATGCAAATGTAATTTTGCCCATAACCATTCTCCCTTTGCTTTGCGTTCAATGGGGGAAGACAGAGAGCGCAAGGCTAATCTATGAAAACACCTTTCGGTGATTCCATCAAAAATCCGGGACTTACATCCTAAGAACGCCCGGTTCCTATCAAGTTAAGCATTAACGAAACGCTATAATATATGTCGTTGCCCGTTCGTAAGAGGCATTGATAGGTTTAATAAATACTCCTAACGGAGTAGTTATTCAGACATTGATCCTTCTGGGTTTGACGGTTTAGGCTGTTTGCCTCTAACCGCAGCCTCAGGATCTGATGTGCGTTCTGTTTCGTCCTTTTCAGGACGCCCAACTTTATTTGTAGTGTTGTTTATTTCTGTTGTTGCAGAAACCATAACTTCTCGTGGGAACAAGATATCGTCTGTGCCATCGGATGCTTCTGTTTCTCTGTTTTTCCGTTCAACCTCGATGGAATAACCGTTGGTTTCCATCATGTGACGTGTAGAAACAGCACCCTTCTCCCATAATTCAATAGCCTTTTCTCGTAAGGCTTTCTTTCCTTCCATCGATAATGGCTGGAAATGGAATTCAGGAATCTCTTTTAAGTTATATGTTCCTGGAATGAACTCTGCTAAACGTGCATTTATTTTTGTCATCATTTCGCAGAATTCATCTCGAATTGAATTGATTCGGGCTTCTGCCGTCTGCGTAGAAACCTGAGCAGAAGCAAAAGTAGAGCCATCTTCTGAAATACCAGTAACCAATACTCCGCTAATTCCGCCAGCAGATAAAATATCATTGTTTACATTACGATATTTATCCCACTGGAATAAGTCATCCATATCAAACTGGATAGGTGTAGCCGTAGCTAAATGGTTAGTTACTGCCAAAGGAGTACCGCTCATTGCGGAAAGGAAAATCTTTCTGACATCTGAAAGCTGTACTTTATCTGGAAGAATATCAGAAGTCTTTGAACTTTCACCATACTTAACATGAACGAAACTGCGTTTGCCGATATTCAGCATTGCATCTTCATAGCTGGAGATAAGTTCTTTCTTAGCTAAAGCACGTAAAGCAGCCGCAATAAATGGAATAGCATAACGCTGCCAACTTTCTTTTGTGCCCTGTAACACAAAAGTATTTGCAGGATCAAGCTGTGCATACTGTTCGCCAGCCTTAACCGCTTTCTGAATTTCTTCTGGATAGCCTTTTAAGATATAATCTTCATTGCTATCCTTTACGTACTTTTCATTAATGCTGTAAGACTTCATCTGGATTTCGTTGATAATACTCTGGCAATCGTAGTCGATAATCGGCGTGCCATTGAACATCGTATTACCAATCTTCCATTTATTAATCGGAAGCGTGATTAAATCTCCGTTATAGAGATAACAACAGACGTTATTGTATTTCCAGATTTCAAGCATTATAGCGTCTATCTTTTCTCTTAACCGCATCCGCTTATATTGTTCTTCAAACAATGCATATGTTTTTTCCTTCGATCCTGTCAGATACCAGTCTGAGCAAGTGGAGAAGGGGACGTACACATGTTTTACTATTCCGTGAACAATAGGATCAGCGTCCGTATAATAATCGGAAAGCTGAAAGAAAGATTGAATGTTGGTTTGCTTATCCCGTAGTATTGAAACATAGTCATATGTAGATAATTCGCCACTAAAAGTAAAGTTAGAGTTAGTAAAACTCTGGATTGTTTCCTGATCCTGTTCTTTACCAGCGCCAACAGTAACAACCTTTTTCTGAGGCTGAGTTGCCACAGTAGCTACATTTCGGTTAAAAAACCGATCCAATAAACCCATTGGCTTTCAGCCTCCTTTCTTAAAATCGTCCAAATGATCTGGCTATACGTTTGGACTCATAGTCATCAAAGCCACCTGTAATTCCAATACAGACGGCTCCATGTTTATGAAGTCTGACACTTTCTTTTTCCAGTTCTGAAATATAATCATTGCCCATTGCTAAAGATGAATATCTATCCTTATGCATTGTTGATTTCGGAACGTCATACAAGACGTTTCCGCTTGCACCAACTTTGGCAACAACATTGCCCATTTCAATCTGTAAAGCATCCGCTTCAATGAAATTTGCAAACTCTTCTTTGGTGAGACGTTTGCTCTCATCAATATTCGTTTGCTGCTCTTTGATAATTCTTGAGCTATTAGGAAGTTCAATGGTTTGTTTTTCAAGAGCAACTCTTAAGTTTGTATAGATGCGCTGGTTCAAAGTGTTTACAGCCCTAAAAGGATGTAAAGCCTGAACAGCATCTGGATTTGTTAAAGGTTCATCGTCAACTACAAGCGGTGGATATTCTCTGCCAGAGTTAACGTCAATCCATGCTTTGTCAAAGAATCTGTCAAAACTATCACCTAAACCACGAGCATCGTATACGATCTTTTCCGTGTTAGGGAATTTGATATGATAGTATTGACGAACTTGTTCCGCAAGATAATCTAACGGTTCACCGTTATACGAACGTATGTGAACGATCTGTCTGATAAATGAACCATCCTTACGTTCAGTAAACTTTTGAACAATGAGGATGCTGTTATCAGAACCTTTCGCCTTAGATGTTGCGATGTCCAAAGAAATAATATATCTGGATTTAGAACCTTTGGGCTGTTCCATTTCGATGTTGTTCAAAGTTCTGCAACTCTGAACTAAATCATAGGGGAAAGCCGAATCTTCAGACGCACCTAAGAATTTAGATTCATACTCCATCTGGAAAGTAATATCAGGAAGACTACGCCGTTCTTCTTCATAATAGTCTTCGCTTGTTAAACCTTCCTGCAATGGAGTTTTATAATGTAGCGCACAGGCAAAATATCTCTTGTCTCCATGAGCTCTTCTCTGAAGAATTCTCTCAAACTCTTTATAGAACTCAAAACTCTTAGGACAAGCGGATGTGATATATACCAGCTTAGACGGGAAGTCATCAAATCCATATGCTCTGCAGTTATAACGTGTTTCGTTACGAGTAGGTGAAACAACAGACTTAAGGATATTCATATCCACGTCTCTGGCTTCATCAACGATAACCAGCTTTGCACGTCTTGAACGTGCGCTTCCGATAGCAACAGATTCAATCATGCTGCCATTTTTAAGCATACAGCTGGAACTGTCTTTGCTGACAGAAACATATGTTCTGGCATTTGTAGGTTTAATCTCGTTTGCAAAATTAGAGTTCTCGTTTGCGAGATCTCTTATTTTTTCTGCCACACGAGTTGCCTGATCCGCAGTAGGAGCAACAACCAATACTTTAGTACCTGGATATAGTACGCCCAAAGATACAGCGATAAATGCGATAAGCCATGTTTTGCCGTATCCACGAGGAGCCACTACAGCGGACACCATAGCGTTTCCAACTTCTCTGGCAATAACATGCTGCACTGGAGTTAACTTAACCGGAGCAAACGCATTTTCGATAAACATATCCATATGTGTTCTGAAATAGATAACCTGTTGCTCAACAGCTTTCCAGTTTGTGATAACTCCAACACGGGAAGTCTTAGCTTCAAATGGCCTGAATTCA